GGTGGCGGTCCATTGATCCGTCGTACCCGTACCCGTCGGCAGGAAACAGCGCACCTGCTGGTCGCCGTTGAAAGCGTCATCGCGCACAACGATGTCATCGAAATCTAAATTGACCGTTGGGATTGATCCCGTATCATTTCTCAACCCGATAACGATCTGACTAACTGTGGAGTTGGCTGTCTGCTGGGTATCGATTGACCCTTGGTTGATGCGCTCAACTTCATTGACCCTGAGAATAGTCGAGCCGGTGTTGCTAACAACGACTTTCCATTCGAGATGATAAAAGACGTTGGGCAGCGTGGCGAATCCCGTGCTTGTGGCAAGAGCCGTTCCGTTCCGGGTAACCTGAAAAGTTCCGTCCGGGAGCAATCTGAGATCACACTGAAACGCGCCCGCGTCCCATATTTCCATTATGGCATAGGGAGCGCCCGCCAAAGGAAGAGCGCTAACCCTGAAGGCCGTGGCAAAATAAATCGTGGACAGCGCAGCGGGAAGCGTAGCCGCTGCCCAGGCAGTATTGAGACCGCTCGCATTTGCGGCTATCCGTAGACCATTGGTTCCATTCCTGCCAAAACCGCCGATCGTCAGTGTTGCATTGTTCGTACCCGATGAGCCAAATCTCTGCGCAATCGTCGTGAAATGATCAAAACTTGTTGCCCACTGTACTCCTGCCATCTATCCTCCTAAACCCTCACGCCAGCGAGCGCGAGCCCGACATCGGCGATCGTCGGATCGCGCGGCGACGGCACAACGATCTCAAGCACGTCGACGGTCGGGTCAATGAAAACATCATCGGCTGAATCCAGCACCGCCACCTCCGCCGCCGCGTCGAAGGTCGCCGTGCCAAACTCCACGCCGTTTTTTTGCAGACTGTAGATCGTCTCGGCGGTCGGCAAGCTATCGTCCGGGCATACGCCCCGGCTGAGCGGCAGGCCCGCGGGTAACACCACCGCCCTGAGCAGCGGCGCAACCAGGATGCGCCGCCCATCGGGCTGCCGTCCTGGAGCATAGACGTAGATGTCATAAATAGAGTCGCCCGGCGTGACGGTCACCGGGGTCATCGCGTCGAACAGGCTGATCGTCGCCGCGGCGCCGTAGCCGCGCCCGCGCGTCTCGCTCAGCTGGTAGACAACGATCTTTAAACTCGACGGCACCGAGCCATGGTCGGCGGTCTGTTGCGCGGCGCTGTAACGCACCGCCTCGATGGTCGAACTGATCGTTCGCACCACGGTCGCGCCGGTACTGTCCAGGATGTCGACCTCGTAATGCTCAGTGGTTTCGCCCAGCGGCGGCTCGGGGTCGTAGGCATCGCGTCCGGCAAGGCCGTCCAGGCGTGAGCGCCGATACCAGCGGAGCGCGCGGTTGCCGTCGGCGTCCTCCTCGCCGCGCAGGTAAACCGGCGCAAGCGGTTTCAGCGACACGCCGTTGTCGGTAAATTTTCGATTGCTGGCGCTGTCGATGGTCGAGCCGATCGACGAGGCGCGGAAAGTCCGCTGGACGTCAAGGTCGCCGTAGGCATCGCTCACCCGGCGCAGCGACTGATCGAGCACCACAAAGCTGTCGCCGCTCTGGTGCGTTCCGACCGCCCATTCAGTGCCCTTGAGTCCGCGCAGCAAATGCGACAGCCGCCACTTGCGGGCGGACAATTGAGTGGCCACTCCGAAGGAAATAATCTCCCAGCGGCCGTGGAAGCCGATGGCGGCGGCGTTGACACCCGCCTCCTGGTCGGCCTCCGACACGCTTTCGAGTGCGCTGATGTTGTCGTGCAGCGTTACATCGACGGTGTTGGTGTCGTCGTAGACGTAAGTCCGGCCCGAGCCGTTGAACAGCGTCACAGAGCCGCTTAGCAGACGGGTGTCCGCCCGGCCGATGGCGGCGCGCGCCGCAAGCTCGGCGATCTGGACAAACTCGCTGCCTTTTTTTTCGTAGAGCAGCGCGCCGGTCCAGCCGTCGTTGATGCCGGTCGCGGCGGCGTAAAAGCCGGGCCCGTCCTGATCGCCCAGCAGCTGCGGGATGTCGAGCAGTAAAAGCGTGGTCGAGCCCGGGCTGCTATTGTCGGAGTTGTTGTCCTCCGGCGGCGGCGGCGCGGGACTGCCGCCCAGACTGCCCGACGATAGAAACTGACTCTCGGTGCTGCCTGGGTAGATCGACAGATCCTCGCGGACAAAATCAAGCTCGACGATGCCGTTCGCGCCGATGCGCGCGTCACGGATCCGAAGGAGATAGGTCTTGGGATTTTCTGTCTGCCTGGTGACGACGCCCTGTGATGCGCCGACCACCGTAGCGATGCCTGCCGCAGTGCCGGCGCCACGATCCGATAGGCTGCTGCCGACGCCGGAAACAGTGGCAACGCCGGCCGATGCGCCGACGCCGCTATCGGCGCTCCTGCCGGTAACGGTGGCGACGCCCGCGGCGGAGCCAACACCGGCAAACGGATTGCCCGCCGACTCGTTTTGGGAATCGGCAAAAACCGTGCTTATTCCGGCCGCGTTTCCTACGCCACTGACAACTGGCATTAACTCTCCGTAATCACCACTTCGACATTATCGGCTGCGTCCACGCGCATGTGCTTGCGCGACACTCGCGCCTGGAAGGTCTCGCGCTCGAGCCAGGCCAGGGCGAGCAAGGTGTCGGCAATCCGGCGCGCCTCGACCGACGTGATCGCAACCGAGATCTGAATCGTCTCGGTTGCCCTGGCGTCGGTAATCACCCGCGGAGCATACTCGTGGCCGGACTGGTAGGACGCCTCCCAGTTGGAATAAATCACATGGACGCGCAGCGGCAGCTCGGACTCGCGGGTGCGCGTATGGGTGAGCCGGTCGGGCAACTGCTCGCCGATGGAGCTGCGCGCGGCAAGATCCGCGCTGGGCAGAGATTTGACCGCTGCGTGGCCGCGCTTAGGGTAGTCGAGCTTGAGATCCTTTTCCCGGCAGTCGAAAAAGTAACACTGTTGGAGTTGGATCAGCGCGTCGCGGGCGCTTACGGCGCGCGTGATCGAGTAGCCGTGGACCATGTCGGTAAGCTCATCGACGACAATATCGCCGGTCGATGGCGGAGAGCTGCCGACTACTGAGTCAAGCCCCGACATGATGTTGATGTCGCGGACAATCTTCCACAGCGGAACGTCGAGTGTTTCCGCGCCGGGTCCAAAGAAATCAATGTGCGCGCCAAATCCACCGATGCCGCCGCCGTAATCGAGGACGTACATATCGTTGACAAACCGCAACCCCCAACGGCTCGATGGAGGCGGTATGTATGTGTCATCCGGAGCGTATTTGTCGAGCGTTGCTACGCCGTCATCGCCGGAAATATAAAACCGGGTGCCGTCACCGGCGACGGTGACAAACCGTACCTCCGTGTCGCTGATCACCGCCATCGCCAAAAGCGCATCCCCGGTGATTCCGCTCACAGTGGCCTGACTGACAAGCGCCAGGGTGGCGGCATCGAGCTTTAAGAGCGTATAGACCCCGCTGCCGTTATTCACTATCGCCCATAGATAGGTTTCGCTCCGTCCCATGTCGAGCGGCCCCTGCCCCGTGGTGGTCTCTATGACATTGCTCTGGGTTTGCTTGATCCCGGCCTCATCGAAGCGCATGGTGGTCTGGCCGCCGTAGAACTGAAAATGAACGTAAAAATCGGAGGCGTATTTGACCAGAATTTCCGGTCCCCAATGTCCCGCGCCGACTTCGCTATCGAGAAAATCAAGCCGTGTGCCCGCCTCAAGTTGGAAGTAAGATAACGAGACGCCCTGGCCGTTCGTCCCATAGGCCGCAGCCGATGGCTCGTCCGAGCGCACGCGGACATAGCTCGCAACACTTGCGCTTTGAATGATTCCGCTGCCGGACCACAGCGGATGAAACTCTTCAACTGGCTCTGCCGGCCGGTCAAGCGCCCAGTGCAAAACTTTTGCGCCGTACTCCGGGTAGGGCCAGCGCGAATCGTGCGGATAGTACATTGCCCATATTTCGCCGTTGGGATCGATGTAGCCCCACGAGCCGAACCAGATTGTCGCCGACGGTTCGGAATACGATGCGATGATGCCATAGCTGTCTGTACTCTCGGTGTAAATCTCGGCGGTGAAGTTGGGGATCCGGTTGGCGAAATTGGCAAGTTGAAAGCCCTCGGCTTCGAGGCAGAAAAGTCCGCGGTGCGCCGAGCATTGTCCCGCGCCGTGATAGCTTTCTTCGAGGGCGGACGGCAGTTGCGATTCGTTGCCGTCGCGGACGACAAACTTTTTACCCTGTTTGGCCCACAATTTTTTAATGTCCGCCGTTCCGGTGGTGTCGTAGATGAGTTTCGTATCCGCCCAGATGCGCTTGACGCCCTTGGCGCGCCGGCCAAACGAAAGCATGAGATCGGCCGAGTAGGTGTAAGTTACAGACGTTTGAGTCGGCGTCATGCCCTTGCCGCCCATCTCGGTTTTGTGCTTGGTCTCGATCAAGCCGCTGGAAAAAATGATTTCTGCCTGGACGCGGTCGGTGCCCCAGGTTTTATTGACGTGCGAGCCGTAAGCGGACGACTGGACGGTCTTGTCGCCAAGGCGCGGGCCTTTAACCTTTGGGCCTTCCTCGGGGAAGAGAAGCCCGCCGATCATGCCGCCGATCATGCCGCCGATCATGCCGCCGATCGGCCCACCGAAATACGAACCGACTACTGTGCCTACTATGCGTAGGGCCATCGCGGCTGCTTCGGCGTCGGCTGGAAGTAGCAGACAGATGGCAGCGATCAGCAGGCAGGAAAAAAATATGCGGCGCATTTAGTCTGTCACTCCGCGATAACGCCAAACTCCCGCGATAGACCGGCGCCAGCGCTCATCCAAGATGTGTTCACAAACGCCGCGCGCAACGTCGATGGCGTGGATGATCGTGTTCTCGAAAGTGTAGATCGCCAGGTGGCGCGGGTAGACGGTCGGGCGAAGCCAGAGCACGTCACCGCCGCGCGGCAGCGCCGGCAGAACGCGGTCAAGATGCGCGTCGAGGTAGCGTTTCATGCGCGGCCAATCGCCCTCGCGCGGGTAGCCGTTGATGTCGAACGTCGGCGGCAGGATCCCGAGCGCGCGCGGGATGCACACAATCGGCCCGGCGCAGTCTGCGGCAATGCCTTTTAGACGGCCCTGGTGTCGATACGGCGTCATCATCCAGGAGCGAGCTTCGGCAATAATGTCGGCGCGGGTAATCCGCTCCGAACTATTGCCTATTGCCTGTTGCCTATTGCCTTCTTCCGTCATTTCGCATCCGGATACAGCAGCATCTTGTCGGTGCCGGGGATATTGTCCTCGGCGCGGCGGTTGTGGACGTTGTCGAAACGGCCCGTGCAGAGCACGAGCGATTTATCGCATCCCGCGTGCGCCTCGTAGGTGTCGCCGATCTCAAGGTCAAACGGCAACGCTTCGAATAGCTCGAAATGTCCCGGCGCGGTGAAGGTCACGCCGTCCGCGGTGGTAACCGAAAACGCTTTGACCTCGCGCGAGATGCCGATATTTTTCCCGCTGGTGAAAGTCACCCGCCCAAAAGTAAAAAAACCCACCAGGGAAGATAGCCGCCCAATGATCGCGCCGCCGGTTGCCCCGCTCGGGATGTCCTCGCTGACGACGATCTGCGTGTCGGCGCCGGCATTGGTCGCCGAGACGATCGTATAATCGCCGTCATTGGCCGGGGAGTTGACCACGGTGAACCTGCCGTTGTCGGGAAAATTATCTTCGAGGTTGCCCGCGATGGTGAACCGCTTGGCGCCGGTATTGACGGCGGTGATGGGGAAGAGCGTCGACACGCCGCCGAGTCCGGCCGTGGGCGCCTCATAACGGTCATTGTCGGTGAAGCGGCGCCGGTCGGTGACGATGTAAACCGTGCCGCTTTTGGTCAGTGCCTCGATCGCGGTCCAGGTCGCCGTGCCGTCAACGGTCGTCGCGCCAACAGTGGTATTCCAGACCGGCTCGGTTAGTCCTGAAGTTCCGGCGACGGTGCACTTGAAGTGCCGTCCGTTTTCAGTCGTAGGCTTGACTACCGATCCAAGCCCCGCGTCACCCGCCGGGCGGACTGTGTATGCCGTGGCGCCGCGCCACGCTTGCGGGTCGAGCCGGACTTTGCACCCGAAACCCTGTTGCAGCTCGTGCTCGTTTTCGCTGCCGTCAAGATCATCGCCCAGGTCGGCGCGGCAGTTGTTTGAATAAACTTCCTGCAAGACCTCCTGGAGCTTGGCCGTCTTGCCGCTGAGTTCGCTCTGATACACGCCACGGTGAAGCGTCAGCTCGCCGAGCGTCCCGCTGATCGGCAGCGCCATCCGCCCCTGCGTCAGGTCTTCATAGTTGACGAGAAAGATTTCCACCGCCGCGCCGTCATAGCGCCCGGCGATCAAATCCTCGTCGGTAATGCCCTCGATGAGCAGCCCACCAATTTCGTTTTTCGCCGCGTTGGTTAAAATGCCGCGGTGCTCGATCGAGTCCACGGCCATGTCCGAGCCTTGCTTGATCGACTCGGGCGTGTAGCCGAAGGTCGATTTGTAAGTGACGTTTTCAAAAACCAGGTCGCGATAATATTCAGTAAAGCCGATCACCTTTTGCACGATGCCCTTGTGCGTGTAGGGGTCGAAGCTGGTGGTGTCGAGGTCGATGGAAAACCGCACGGCATCGACTTTGGTGACAGGAAACTCAAGCCGGTTGAGCGCGGCGAAGTCGCCGCGGATGAGCTTGAACTTGACCACGTCGCCGGTCGCAAGCCCGTGAGCCCAGCGCGTTGTAATCACCGTGGGGTCGGCGCTGGTTATGTCGATGATGCGCGGCTGGTACTTGGTCAAGACGATCTTGACGCAAGTGACCAGCGTGGTCATCTCGCCGTTTAGGTGGGTATTGAGCGCGGCGGAAGTGGTTTTCATCTAAGATGGATAACCGGCACGTCCACGCCGCCGGCTTGCCAGGCTTCGAATGCATGGGGCAGCTTGTCCACGTCGAAGCGCGCCTTGCGGTAGAACTCACCGCCCCATGTAATCACCTCGCCGCCGCTTAATGGCGTCGCGCGCGTGATGATCCCGGTCGCTTCGTCGATCGTCCAGCCGTCGAAGACCTCATAGTCCTCTTCGCCGAGCCGGATCGTGTCGCCCTTTGGCTTGACGATGTCGATCGTCGTCGTGTAGTTACCCTGCGTGTAGGTTTTGGAAAGCTGGAAGGCGGTTTGCCCGGCAGTGGCAACGGCGAAACTTATGTCGTCGAACGAAGGGTTGAGGTCGATGTCGCAGCTTTTATAATCGAGCCAGTCCTTGAAGCGAAACGGCTTGAACTTGCCGCGGCAGGCGTGAAAAAATTGGAGCAGGTCGTAAATCTTGTCTATCGTGCGGATGCCGTAGCCCACGTCCCAGGAGTAGACCGGCTCCGACCAGAAAGAGTTGCGCTGCTCATGCCCGCTTTCCAGCACCGAAATGTCGGTGTTGTACTCCGGGCCGCCGGGCCGCCCGAACGAGATGTCGGTCGGAAAGATCGGCAGCGTATCGGCAACAATGGTGAAGGCCATTAAAGATGCTTCTGTCCTTTCTGCACGGCGCGGGTGAGGTCGGCGAGGATCTGCGGGCGCGAGCGCTTGAACGACTCGAAGTCGTTGGCGCCGTTGACTGAAAAATTGATATTCACCGGCCCGCCGCCGCTTGCGCCAGGGAGCTTTCCGGTCTTATTGATAAAGTCCAGCGCCGGCCTGCCGACCTCGTTCGCCGACCAGCGCTTGACCATGAACTCGCCCGACTGCGCCATGATCGGCACGTCGCCGCCGCTGTGCATTTTAAAGGCGATACGGGCGCGCCCGGAGGACGATCCCCCACCGGGATAGATCGGCCCACCCTGATGCCACATAGCCAATTCGAAGGCGTCGAACGCGCCACCCATTGTCGATGTTGCTGCACCGCCTCCAGCAGATGATGCGCCACCGCCGAACAGGCCCATAAACCCACCGCCGCCCCCTCCCCCAAGCATATCCATTCCGGGGATGCCACTGCCGCCGCTACTCGATGCCGCCGCCTGGATCTCCGCGATCGCTACGTCTTTAACCGCTTCGATCGATGCAATGCCGGTCGATTGCAACGTCGACAAACCCGTCTCTGCGGTAGCGCCTGCCGCCTGTATAACGGCCTGTCCTTCAGCGGAGACCGCCTGCAAACTCGCCTGCGCTTCGCCGGACAGCGCTTCAATCGTGGTCTGGGCGGTGGCCGATTGCGCTTGTATCGCCGCGATTGCGGCCTGATCAGCAGCACCTTGACCGGCCGCCGCCGCTGTGGGCGAGGCGCCGCCGGCCATCTGTCCCCATATCTTCTCCTCGGTATCGAACGCGCCGCCGATCTTGGACTGCGGCTTTTGTCCGAGCCCAAACAGGTCGCCCAATATCCCGCCAACCCCGGCGCCCGCCTTACCAAAGTCGGGGCCGAGAAATATCTTTTTCAGCTCGAGCGTGATCTGATCGGCGACTATCGAATTGATGACGCGCAGGATCTTCTTGCCGTCCTGAAAGCTCGTGAAGCCATTATCGAGAAAGTCCTTGAAGGCGTCCGATACCGCGTCAAAGCCGCGCTCGAACGCCCGCCGGGTAAACTCGCTCTGTTCGTCGGCCTGTTCTTTTTGCTTATTGAAAAATATATCCCATGCTTGACCGGCGAGCACCGAAGCATCGATTTGCGCCTGCGCAGCGTCTCCCCCGGCGTTCACCATATCGGTACGCCACTTTTTTATCTCGTCCAGCCGCTTTGACAGGTCAAAACCTTTTTCCGCTTCGGCGCGTAATTCCGGCGACAAACCTTCGAGAGTAATTCCCCTGCGCTCAAGCGTCAGCGTTTTGCTTAACTCCTCGGCCTGGGTGCGCAGCTGCGCCTGGAGCTTGGCCATTTCCGGCGTCGTCTTGCCGATGTTGGCGAGTAGAGTACCGAACTCTTTGTCGAGGGCATCCCATGCGGCTAGATTCGGGGCGTTCTCCAGGTCTTGTTTTAATTGCCGGACCCCTCGATCGGCCTCGACAATCTTGTCGCGCAGGACGGTAAAGAACTCTTCGAGGCCGGGGAAGGCTTTGATCTTCGCGCCGAGTTTTTCCTTTAGTGCCTCGAATTGTCCATTCAGGTTTGCGATCAGTACGGCCTCGGGACCAAACTGCAATTCGAGCTTTTTACTGTTGATGTTATCGAGTTGTTTCGAGAGCCCTTCGAGAAATCCATCCGCGAGGTTCTTAACATCCGTCGTCGCGCTCTTTGCGCTGGTGGAAACGCCCTTGAACGGCGCAGTAGGCACCTGTGCCGCCGCCTGATTGACCTTGTTAAACTCCTCGCGCAGGTTTAAAAGCTCATCGCGGGCGCGGCGACGGGGTTCAAGGTCGGCCTGGCGGGTCGGAACTTCCGCCTGGCGGATAATTTCGGTCGAAGTCATTCCTTCGATCCGCTCTTTCGGCAGGTTAAAAAGCCGCGCTGCTTTCTCGGTAGCCGCTGCAAGATCGGCGCCCAGCTTTGGAACATCACGAACCGCGCCGAAGAAACGCAAAATCGAAGTAACGCCCTCGGCGCCGAGCAGTAAGGCTTGATTCTTTAAGCGGGTGAGAGCATCGCCAACATCGTCAAGCGCCTTGACGTCAGCGGCGGTCAAACCGCTGGCCTTGAGTTCGTCGAATCTACCGGCCAGCTGTTGAAATGCAGGCCCGAGCTCCTTGGCCGACTTGCCGAGCAGATTGAACAGAACCGTATTACGCTCGACCGGGTTCTCTATTTTCGCGATGGCGTCGGTGACTTGTTTGATAAACTGATCCGGCGAAGCATTGCGAAGCTCATTTAGATTGAGCCCGAGGCGTTTGATCGCCTGCGCGGCCGGATCCGTTTCTTTATCGACGTTGCCGAGGTTCTTTTGCAGGTTGAAGACGCCCTTGGCGAAGGCGTCCATCGAAGTGCCTGCTTCCTCAAGCGGCGATTTTAACCCGGAGAGAAGCTCCACGGACAAGCCGGTCTGATCGGAAAGATTCTGCAGATTATCGGCGAGGTTTAAAATTTCTCTGCCGAAGCTTGTTATTGCCCCGACAGAAAAACCAGCCGCTAGACCTTGGAGAAGTCCCTTACCGAGATTGCCGGCAAACCCCTCAATCCGAGAGAAGCTTGACGAGAAGTTCCCCTCCATCGTGCGGAGCTGGCCCTGCAAACCTTTGAGGTCGGCGGAGATCTGAAAAATAACGTTGCCTACCTGGGTGGCCACCTATGCGCTCCTTTTGCTGCGTTCGAGTTTGGCCACGCGCCGGTTGTGCGCGTCGAAAAACGCGGCGGCGCGTTGCTTGCGCTGCTCGAATGTCGGCGGCGGCTCGGGCGGGCGCGGGATGTTGAAAAAATCGTAGGGCGTCAGCGGCTTTTGACGCTTGTGGTCGATGTGCGGATTAAGCGCGGCGGCGGCGATGGTTCCGGCTCTGAGATAGTCGGCGTGTTCCTGTTCTTCCCATCGTTCCATTAGCGCCTGGAATTCTATCGGCGTGAGGTTCCAAAATTCGTCGTCTGTCAGTTTAAGGTCGTAACGTCCGACCGACCAGAGTTTGAGCCAGTCGGTTGGTCCGTTGTTTTTTTTTCCGCGTCCACGTCGCCCTGGGTGGCGACCTTCAAGTTCCGGCCGGCGAGCTTGAAGTACGCGCCCCAGATCGTGCCGCTCAGCGTGCCCCGGTCGCTCTCGGATACGTCGAGCAATGCGGCAACCTGATCCACGGTGAGGCGCCGTTCCTTGGGGTCGTCGTAGACCATCCCGAACGTGATCAGACAGAGCAGCAAATCCATCGGCATCATGCCGCGCGCGCGGTAGAGATTGTTGAACCCGTCGACCATGAGCGCGTCGATCGAAGCGTAGTCCTCCGGCTTGGCGAAGCGCAGTTTGTTGACCTCGGCCTCGGCGCGGTAAAGCGCGAAGTGGTTAATCAGCAGCTTGCGCGGCTTGTCGAGAATGACCTCAACGGGCTCTATCGGTGTCATGGGCTATTAGCTCCCGGCGACGCGCGGCCAGGCGCCGGTGACTTCCAGCTCGATTGTCAGTCGCCGCGCGTCCTGGACGTCCGAGGTCGAATTGAATGCGCTAACGAAGGCCTGGCCGGCGTAGATCACCTGGCCGTCGCTGGCGTCGACCACGTAGCGGAAATTACGCTTGACGCCGGCGTTGCGGGCGTTCTCCACGCGCAGCTGAATCGCGTTGTTCGGCAGGAAGTTTCCCTGCAATGTGATTTTTGCGTCGCCCATGAACGTCGTGATCTTGTCGCGGAACGGCGCGGTCGAGTCGTGGGTGGTCACGTCCACTTTGTCTAGAGTCCCGAAGTTCGGATTGATGACCGCCATCTCGGGGATGCGATCAAAGACCTCGGTCGGCGTGCCGGCGTCGCCCATCTCGACGTAGTCGCCAAAACTCCATTCAGCATTGCTGGCCATAGTTTCGTTCTCCTTTTTTTAACTGCCACTCAGCGCGGTAAGCGGCTCATCGTGCTGAATGTGAAAATCCATCGGAACCCGGTAAAGCGATAACTTCTCGACCTCGTCGAAAACGTAGTCGTCAAGCTCGTTGTCCAAAAACACGCCCTTCACTATGCCGTCATAGAGCGCATTGAGCGCGGCGCTCTTGCCGTTGAGCGCTAGGCGCACGGCATCGGCCAAGGTTTTCACGTCGAAATACTTCGGCCCCATGCACGCGACGGTAAAGAACGAGCGCACCAGCACAGTTGGGCCGTCGTGGGTTTGCTGGCGCTCGCGCGCGACCAACTCGAAGGCCACCGCGGGATAAAATGTCTTGCCTC